CCCGGCCGAGAAACGTCCGCCGGTACCGGCCCCAGCGGCTGCCGTAGCCGCGTTCCGACGAAGTCGGCCGACGATCGGGCCGTCTCGTCGACGCGGCCTGCCTGCGGCCCGCTCCTGCAGCTCTCACGGCGAGGCCTCCGGGTTACCAAGGAGTCGACGGGTTACCGTCCATCCCCCCCAAAGCGGTTTGGATGGATTGATCCCACGCGCGGCGATCTTGCTCCTCGCGCTCTCGCTTCTTTCGCTCGCAATCCGAGCAGCGCAGCGCGCCGTAATAGGGAATCTCGGCCGAACAGGAACTGCATTTCTTCTTTTCGCCCATCGATCGGCCGTCCCTTCGCATTGTGTTTTTCGTCATGACGAAAAACGCGGTCAGTTGAACCAGTCCTTCGCCGCGGCCTTCACGATGTCGCGGTCCGCCTGGTGTTCGCCGAGCTCGGCGTCGGGAAGGTCCCGATCGGACCGCTTGATCAGCCGTTCGAGAGCGGCCTTCGCGATGGCGGGGGCGCTCTTCGCTCCCGCGCGGGCGACAACCGCCCCAAAGCCGCCGATGCCGGCTTTCGCCAGGATCAGGCCGAACAGGTCGCCGCCGAGATAACCGATGATCGCGAGCAACAGGGCCGTCATGGGGCCTCCTTCAGGTTGAGAAACCGACGCTTGAACAAGCCGGCGACGGCGGCGATCGCCGAATAGAACCAGCTCGTCGCCGGCTCTTCCGCCGGGACCGAGTCCGGCGCGTTGAGCGACGTCATCACCGCGGAATACAGCTCCGGGTTGATCCGCTCGGAGACGAAGTCGATCGGCACATGTTCGGCCCGCTCGGTGAAACTGGCGACGGCCTTCTGCACCATCTCGGCCGCTTTGGCCCGGACGCCGGCCAGGTCCTGCTGACGGACCAGCACGACGACGTGCACCTTGTCGACCGTCAGGCCCGTAGCTGCTTTTGCGGCGGCGAACCGTTCGGGACTTAATCGCTCGCTGACGAGCTCGACGTCGGCCCGGCCCTGCGTCGATTCCTGCACCTTGCGGCGGATCGTGCTGCCGAGCTGCTCCAGGGCCAGCCGCGCGCCGATCCCGAATGCCACGCCGCGATCCTGCTTCGCGACGAGCACGGCCACTTTCACGTCCGACCAGCTCCCAGGATCCGGAGTCTGCGGCGGATCGGTGATGCGAGGATCCGGCTGAATCGGCGTTTGCGGGGCCGGCGGCGGTTCTTCCCGCTGGAAGGGCGTTTGCTCGATCGGCGGCGTCTCCGCCGGCGGAGACGCCGCCACGATTTGAGAGGCGATATAAGATTTCAGTTTCTCCGGTCCCGCATAACCAACTAACACGTCCTTCGCGCCGTCGAGCCAGAACGTCGGCAGCGTCCGCGGCTTCGAGCCGGTGGCCACTTCGCAGGCCCGCGCGATTTCTGGATGGTCCCAGCCGAGCGGAATCGACTCGACCGCGCCGTAATGCTTCCCGCCCTTCGTCCGCTCGATGCCCTGCGCCTGCATGAAATCTTGCAGTCCGCCGATGTTGCGGCCGTAGTCGGAATGGAAGGTCTGGCACGAGCCGCACCAAATGGCCGTGAAGACATACAAGCGGCGGGGCGTCGACGGCGGCGGGCCCGGCGCGGCGAGCGGAGGACGCTGGTTGACCTGCGCCGTCAGCACGGCCAGGGCGACGCGGCCCGTGGCGATCCAGTTTGAATCGCCGGCCATTTCCACCCGCTGCGGCGCTTTGGCCGTCAGGCTCGTCGAACAGAGCGCGACGACTTCGCCGGCGAGATTAAACAGTGGCCCGCCGCTGTGACCTCCGCGGGCGGGGATCGTCGTCGCGATGACGGGCGTCCCGTCCTGGTACTGGGCGTTGCCGATCACGGTCCCGGTCAGCGCTTCGAACTTCCCGGCCGGATAGCCGAAGCTGTAAACGATCTCGCCGCGCTTCGGCGCCTCCTTCGCGATTGGGGCGAACGGATAGATGCCGGCCGGCAACCGGAAGGCGACGACGTCGTCTTCGTACGAACCGGTGTAGACCTTCTGCCCCTTGTATGTCTTGCCGATCGCGCGGAACTCGACGTCCACCTGGTCGCCAAATTCGCAATGCTTGACCGTCAGGACGAGGCCGGCCGGATCCACGCAGACACCGGAGCAACCGCCGAGCCAGCAGGAGGCGTCGCGTTCCGCACTATGGGCGAACGACGCCAGGCCGCACAGCAGGGCGATGGCAATGAGAATCGAAAGGCCGATGGCCGCGAGCTGCTGACGCCGTTGCGAGCGCACCTGGCACGCGGGAACCCATTCGCCGAAGTGAATCATCGGATCATCCTTGATCGAGCAGGAGCGGCCCGCGCCGGTGCAGGCAGGAGAACAGGGAGACGTCGCCCGGGGCCGCGAGCTCGGGCGCGATCCGGTCATCTTCCGGAGGCTGCCATCCGCCGTTCCGGAGGGCCTGGGCGGCGTAGTAAGAGCAGAACCAACGGTTGCGATCGATTCGCGTGGGCAGGCCGAGCCAGTTGCAAAGGGGAACGGTGACGAAGCTGCGAAAGAGCTGCCGGGCGGACGCATACTGAAGTCCCCACTTGTCGATTGCCCAGCCTGCGACTTTGTCGCGGTCGATCGAGCCGTCGACGAGCTGGTACCAGTCGACGGCCTCACCCTGCTGCAGGTATTCGCGCAAAGGGAAGACCTGGACGCCGCGGCCTTCGAGCGCTTCGATGACGCAGAGGCGGTTGCGTCCGTCTGCCTGAACCCACAGCGCGATGCCCACGTGCGAATAAACCGACCGCGTCCAGCGCTGGATAAACCGGCTGTGCATCAGCCGCCCGCGGAAGAACAGCAGGTCGCCGTTTCCGATCTGATCGCGGGCCTCGGCGTAGAGCATTCCGTTGCGCCCGGTCGATTAAGTAAGAAACCCCGGCGACGCATCCATGCGTTGCCGGGGGGCCAACTCGCTCAGCCGAGCGCCCTCACTGTATCGAATCCCGTTGCGCAATGGAGTGCGAAAGATGAGCGTTGCCAATCAGGACGGCGAGAAGCTGGTGCTTGGCCGGACTTCGGAAGTGCCAAGCGTCTGGACCGAATACGCCAGCGAGAATCCCCAACGGTGGAAAGGGTTAGCGTGCTTGACGCTGTCCCTTCAGGGCTGGCCGCTCGAAAGAATCGGCCTGGTGATCGGGCATTCGAAAGGCCACGTCAGCCGGCTCGTCGCCGACACGCGTGTTGCGCTGGAGAAGATGTACCGCCAGGATTCTGAGGCGGAAGAGTTGCGCGGCTTGGCCGCGGCGGCGTGAATCCGATTGACCGATTTCCGGGAGCGTCGTACCATCCGCCCGACGATCTCCCACCTCTGGAGCTCCAAACCACGCCGTCCGGGCCCGGGCGGCGTTTCTTTTTGCGCCAGATCATTCCTTATGAAAGATCTCGACGCTGGCGATCGTCGCGGCTCCACGGATCCGGAAGCCGCGGACGCTGAGAAACTGCCAGCTTTCTTTCGCGAAGGATTGATCGAAAACCTCCGGGACGTCGACGACCAGGCGATCCCAGCCTTGTCCGAATTTTTCGGGATGGACGTACGCGATCCATTCCAGCTTGAGTGGTTCGGCCTTTGTTGGGGCGCGGTCGCCTCGCCTGACCTCCAACCACAGATTCTCGTGCCGACCGGTCTGCGAATTCACCGCGGGCAGGCAGAGATAGAGGGCACAATCCTCCTGCCTCGGCGGAAGGTGGACGAGGATTTCGACGACGACATTCTTTGACAAATCGTACGGGAAACGGAATTCCCAGTAGTGGTCCACCGGGTTTGCGAATCGCCTCGCCTTCCTCGTCGGCGACCTTTCGTAATCGACGTCGGAACCTGGGTCAATAACCTTGTCCAAGGGATGCTGCGTCCAGCCTGGCACGCTCGACAACGGGGCCACGAAGTAGATGTGCTCGAAAGGGCGGCGGACGGGAGATTCCGGAAGAACGGCTGCCGACATCGGGCTCGCCAACATCGTGGGTTGCGTAACAAGGGGTTTGACCCCCACGAGGCGTTTTGCGGAGCTGGTGATTCGATCCCACTGCGCCGCGATGGTGACGAAGGCGAGGATCCCGAGCACCGTCGAGTTGTAGGCCGGCGCCTGCATGAATACGCCGTACAAGAATGTTCCGATTGCAGCCATCGCGGGCCAAATCCAGTGTTCCGCAGCCTTCTCACCGATTTTCTCTTTCCATCCCACTTCAAATCTCCCGGTTGACGTTGCGCGCCGGGAGACCTACCATGCGAATGTCCGTTCGGCATGGTTCTCTCGGCACGAGGGAACACGAAAAAAGCCGCCAGTTCACGCTGGCGGCTTTCATCGTATCTGATGTGTGCGTTCGTCCATAGCGAACCCCGGATACCCCCCCCCTCCAAAACCTGCCAAAATTCGTGCGCGCCTCCATGTGCGGTTTCTTAGGGGCGATCGTGGAGGAATTTCACCCCCTACCCCCTCCGCCTGGTCATGGGCACTCCATTTCGAAGCTGAGACAATTGGCGCTCGCGGCGGTGTCGAGCAGTGAGGCGAACGGATCGAGGTCGCTCATCGTTCGTTTTTCGATGCCACCCGACCTGATCAGATTGGCGATGGCTCGCGCCCCGGCCCGGTTCACCGTGAGCTTCAACGGCTCGGACTCTCCGGGGAGCGCCGTCTCGATGTAGACCTGCCCGTTCTCGCTGGAGACTTTCACTTTCATCGGCGTTGTTCCTTGAGGGTGGGGTTTGGGAATCAGCCGCGGAATGGATCAGTAGTAATTGCGTCCTTTCCGGGCAGCATCCGGGACGAGGCAGAAGGGGCACTTGGCGTTGTCCGGGAGCGGCTCGCCGCGCGGGAAATAGATCTCCGACGATCGGCCGCAATTCTTGCATTCGTATTCGAACGAGTACTCTTGGCCCCGCACCTTGCTCTCCTCTCTCGTCGTCTCGTGGTGATGGCTGCTTTTGCAGCAAGACGACAGGACCAGCGCGCACGCCACAATGCACAGCGTTTTCATCGATCTCACTCCTTGAAGAATCGTTCCACCGCATCAGGTCGCGGCACGATGCCGCGGTTCTTCGCTCGCTTCAGCAGCTTTTCGCAGCGGTCGAGATCGATCCGCTTCGGGCCGCCGTTGATCAGTCCATACTTCCTGGCCGAGTCGATCAGCAGATAGACGTGGGCCAGGTCCGCCGCCTCCTGCCATTCTGCGGGCGTTGACGGATCATGCGTTTTCATTCGCGAATTCCTTGCGGAACTGCTTCCATCCGATGAACGGTCCGGAGCGTTCGGCGATCGCCATCGCCTCGGCAACATGTTCCATCGGTGACCAGTGACCAAAGCCAGAGCCAGTGGTCAGTTTCTTGAACAACTCGACGTCGAGGCGGATGTCGCGGACGCCATCGTGCGTCAGGTAAGACACCCGCGCACAACGTGCCGCCGAGACCATCTTCAGCGTTTCGATCCCGTGGCCTGCTTCGGACTGGAGTTCCGCGTAGGGTCCACCTTTGCAAACGTAGGGAAGATGCCATTCTCCAGCCCTCAGTGGCGCGGGCTGGCTGCCGTCGAGTGCGTCGCGAATCAGGCCAGCAATCCGCTGGAAGTGGATCTCGGCGTCAGGATGGCAGCGAAGCCGAAAGAAGTTCGTCCATTCGGTCGCGGTCATGACGACCGTGATCCACATCCACGGTTCCGTGATGCGATTGCAAAGGGACTTGTGGACGCCGAGATCGGCGAGCTGCTGAGCGGAACGCACCGCGTTGTCGCGGGCTTCGAGCCAGATGCGGCGAGCCTCTTCCACATACTCGACTTCGTCGCCCGCCTGCATTCCTTTCTGTTCGCTACCAAACCGGATCGGGACGACGGGCTCCGTCAGAATGACGTCCTTCATCGACTTCGTTTTCGCCTTCGAATCCGGCTTATGCTCCCACGGGATCGCCCGGCTGCTTGCCGAATTCCGGGCTCGGTCCCGATGCGTCAGCACTTCGCTATGAATGAAGCGAGGATACTTCGCCTCGATCGTCGTCAGCCTTTTTCCGCACGGGGCCAGGGAGTCCAGTACCACTTTGCAAGAGAACCCATCCATTCGCTTTCTCCGTCTGATTGAATGATTCGATCACCCCGCCGCTTTCTGCTGCTTCGGCTTCCTGATTCGGCTCGGCACGTTCGTCACGTTGCCGATCGAGCGTTTCACCGACGCCGCCAGCTCGGCGTCGAGGTCGACCATTTCGGCCACCACCTCCGGACGGCACGGCGGGCTGCAACTGGCACAGATCAGATGCCGCCCGAAGATCGACTGCCAGGCGGTCCGGTGGGCCCGCGGATTCGTGCAGGCGATGTTGAGGCGCCGCCCCTGCCTCGACTCTTCTCCGGCCCAGTGCCTACTCATCGAACAGCCCTCCGTCCGGAAAGGTTGGCTGGTGAGTCAACCGGCGAACGGTCGGGCCTTCGATCCGACGATGCCGACCGATCGGCGGACGCGCTGGGGTCAGTCGGGCATTGAGCGCCGGCAGGATCGTCTCGACGAATCGGCTGACCAGAAGGGCGGGCGTGTGGGCGCTGACTTCGTATTTGTCGCTCGCATCGCCGGGAACCTGCAGCGAGGCCGAGTAATTCGTGTAGGAACTCAGACTGCTGTTCCCTTTGCGATCGGTCAGGTAGGCGGTCGTCGTCAGTTCGGAGTTGCTGGGGATCATCTGCATCAGGACCTCGCGGGCCTGCTCCAGTGATTTCACCGCCGGAATCTTCACGGTTCGTCGCGCCATCGCATCACCCTTTCGCCTGGAGAGACTTCGGCATTTTGGAAGGCGACTCGATCAGGATCGCCCTGACGATCTTGTTGCCGTCCTTCGTGACGGGGAGAGTGATCCCCCATTCCGAGGCCAGCGTCCGCAGCTGGTCGACGTTGTGCAGTTCCAGGAATTCGGCTTCGACCTTCCAGTCTCGTTCGAAGTCGATCCCCAGCTCCGCAGCCACGGCCGCCAGAGTCCCCGTGTCCAGCTCGAGCAACTGCTTGGTGATCGCCCGCCGCAACCAGGCTTCGCGATACTTCACCAGGCGGCCCGCCAGCGCCTCGTCGGCCTTCCGCCGGCGAAGGTCCGCGTCAACGCTGGCTCTTCGGTTCGCGGACGAAACGGGCCGCGGGGCGACGGCCGCGGGCGTTTCGTCCGGCTTAGTCGTGGCGTCGTACGCCTTCCGCACGAGCGCCGAATGCAGCTTGATCCAGCGATCAACGTTGAACGCCCGCCGCTCGCGTCGATTCTTGTCGCCCCATCCCGGGTAGACCGCGTAGCAGTCCCGGATGTCGAGTTCGGCCGCGTGCCGTTCGAGATCGTCTTCCAGAAAGAGCACGCGGCCGCTGTAGTGACGTCCCCCGTGATGGAAGTTGTACGTGGCTCCCTGGTCGACCGGCTGACTATGCGCGGCGGTTGCCGTGGCCAGCCAGTTCTGCCATTCCGCGACCGAAGGACATTCTCCGCCTTGATCCTTCAGGCGTTCGGCCATCGCCCGCATGACGCCGGCCACATCGCAGTAAGGAACGAGCCAGCGGCCGTGGGCCTCGAAGATCTCGCCGCGCAGGATGCGTTCCTGCCATTCGTTGGGCAGCTTCAACAGCCGCAGGCGGTTGGCCACTGTCCCTTGGCTGACACCGAGCCGTTCGGCGAGCTCGACCTGTTTGAAACCACAAAAGTCGATCATCTGTTCGTACCAGCGAGCCGTCTCGACGGCCGACAGATCCTCCCGAACGAGGTTCTCGATCCCCCGCAGTTCGATCGCCTTTTCGCGGGTGACGGAGAGTACCTTGCAGCGGACCGTCGCCAGCTGGGCGAGCTTCGCGGCCCGCAGGCGGCGTTCGCCGGCGATCAGCTCGATCGCGCCGTCCGCCGTGCGGTAGACGACCAGGTTCTGCATCTGGCCATGCACTCGCAGCGAGTCGGCGAGGTCCTGCAGCTTCGCCGGGTCGAAATGGATCCGGGGATTGAGGGAGCTGATGACGATGTCATCTGGGGCAATGTCGATTTCTTCGGCGGTTTTCTGTTCGTCGATTTCCGCCGATTTCCGTGTGGTTCCCATTGGTCACCTGCCCTTCGCGTTGATCAGGCACGCCGGGGCCGGCAGCCGCTTCTTCTCGTCGACGGCCAACAGCGTGTCGATCAGATCGGTGCGTTTCTCTTTCTTGCCCGCCAGCCAGGTCTTGTTCGCGGTGATGGTCCATTCGCCGGCGAGGTCGCCGAGCTGCTCCTTGGTGAACAGTTCCAGGAAACCGCGGTCGACCCGCCAATCCTTTTTCAGCCCGATGCCGAGTTCGCCGGCGAAGGCCTCGACCTCATGCGCGGAAACGTCCGAGCCCCAGCGATCCGCGTCATGCCGCCACCATTCGGCGAGCGTCGACGTCACCAGGTCAGGGAGTTTCGCGTCGTCGAGATCCTTCAGAGCCGACCAGACGTCGGGCGACTGGTAATAACCGCGGCTCTTTTTCGGCGTGGATCCGCCGAAGGACGTCACGACGTTGGTCAGCTCCGTCGCCCGCTGGTTGTGCGTGTCGCCGATCGCGAAGAACAGCAAACAGCGGTACGTCTGATGAAGCGTGGCGGTGGAGAGGTTGGCGGCGATCCGATCCTGGTACCAGCGGGTCCGCCACTGGAACACTTTGGCGTCCAGCTTCTGGCGGGCCTCGTCCGCCTTTCGTTTTTGTTCCGCCGGCGAGAGCTTCGCGGTCTTCGCGTCCTCGCGTTCGGCTTTCTTGGACTCCCGTTCCGCCTTCTTCGCCTTTACCCGCTTCTGGATCTGCTCCCACAGCTCCAGGTTGAAGGCGCGGGCCTCCTTGTCTCGGTCGAGCTTCAGTTCCACCACGTCGAGCTGCTCCAGCTCTTCGGCGGTGGGCGTGAACGGTTCGCCGTCGCCGCTCCAGCGGGGCTTCATCGGCCGGGAGTTCTCTCGGAACGCATTGATGATGAATCGGTCGAAATCGGCCGTGGACGGCGGATCGTCGTTCCACTTTCGCCGCTCCTTCAGGCTTCGGGCCACGCCCTTCAGCACGAGCGGCCGCGTCGCCCACGGCACGAGCGACCGGGCCTGGCTGGCTGATATTTCATGCGTAATGAGCCGCTGTTGCCAATCGTCCGGCAACTCCAGGAGACGGATCCGGTTACTGATGTGCGACTGCGTCAGCTGCAGCTCGTCCGCCAGCTCCTGCTGCGTGACACCAGCCGCGGTGATCTGCTGAAACGCTTTCGCCTCTTCCAGGGCGTTCAGATCTTCGCGGACGAAGTTTTCGATCAGCCGGATTTTCGCCGCCTGGGCTTCGTCGCAATCCCGGACGACGACGGGAACGTCCTTCAGTTTGGCGAGCTTCGCGGCCCTCAGACGGCGTTCGCCGGCGAGCAGCTCGTAGCGGCCGTTGGCGTCGGCCGGCCGCACGACGAGCGGTTCGATGACGTCGTTCTGCCGAATCGATTCCGCGAGCCGCTCCAGGCCTTCCTTGTTAAACGTTTCGCGGGGGTTGTTCTTCGCGAAGATGCGATCGACGGGAATCCGCAGCTGAGTGGCGACCGTGGTCTCGGCGGCGGCCTTCGCCAGCGACGGCCGTTCGCTCTTCGAAGCCTTGCCGTTCTTCGCCGGCACAGCGGCCGCGAACTTGTTCGGGATTCGGAACGCTTCCCGCAGCTCCTTCACCACGTCGGCCGCGATCCAGTCCGGCCGCTTGCCGGGATCGTTGTTGACGGCAGAGAGCGATCCGAACCAGATCGCAATCAGAATGTCACCCGCCGGGCTTTTCATGCACGTCCAGCTGACCGGTTCTTCTTCGGTCATTGCCTGACCGTCGGGCGGGAGCTTCTCGGCGACGAGCGCCAGGATCTCCGCGTCCGTCGCCCCGCTGACGTGCATCGTCCGCAATTCGGCCGTCGCGCCCGTCGGCTGCAGCACGGCCAGGAAGTGCCGCTGCGGCGGCAACAGCTCCGGTTGGAAGCCCCGCAGGCAGCCACGGCAGATCGGCTCGACCTCATCGTTCTGCCACTTGCACAGATCGCATTTCCAACGTCCGGCCTGGTCGACTTCCGCCGGCTGATCATCGTCCGGTGCCTTCCTTCGATTCACGGTTGTCGCTCTCACGATCGCCTCCTTTCACAGGGCCGTTCGAATGGCTCTCTCTCTCTCTCTCTCTCTCTCTCTCTCTCTCTCTCTCTCTCTCTCTCTCTCTCTCTCTCTCTCTCCCCCCGCACACACCCCCCCGCGCCCCCTCTCCCTCGCCCGCTCGCGCTTCGCGGTTCTCGCTCTCACGCTCGCCCCCTCTCACAGGCCCTCGCGTGTCTCTCTCTCTCTCTCTCTCTCTCTCTCTCTCTCTCTCTCTCTCTCTCTCTCTCTCTCTCTCTCTCTCTCGACCCGGGCACACACCCGGCCGAGGCCTCGCTCAATCGCCCGTTCGCCCCGCAGCCGCCGGCCGCAACGCCGGCAATACCGAACGACCGGAACATCCGCAAAAAGACTCCGCTGCCCATCGACAAACCGAACGCCGTTCATGGCCGCTTCTCCACCCGGGGAACGCTGAACGCCGCGGCCAGCTGGCCAGCGATCGAAGTCACCTGGTCGCGATCGCAGAGCGCCTTCAGCAGCTTGAATCGCGCCAAGCCCAGATCCTGCTTCCGGGCGTAGGCCTCCCGTTCGACCGAAGACAGTCGGATCGCTTCGCAGAGCTGGTCGAGTTCGCTCCGGGAGAGCTGATCGAGAAGCGGCCCATATTTCCCTTCCAAGGCGGATTTCTCGGCCTGCCTTTCCCGCTTCTCGGCCTCTCGCTGTTCCCGCTCTTTCAGGGCGGCTGCCGCGTCCCGAGCCCGCTTGGCGGCCAGCTCCTGCTCCCGCTTTTCCCGCGTGAACGAGTCCGCCGGCGCGAACGGGATCTGTTCACAGGGCAAGGACTCCTGGAACGTCTTGCAGAGCGATTCCAGGGGGTAGGCTCGGACGCCGTTGATCGCCGGGCTCGCGATCCACCAGTCGATCAGCCAGTGCACCTGCCCTGGCGACCAGCCGCCCTGCTGCGCCTCTCTCGCGATGCTCCGGACGCACTTCACCCCGAGGCCTTCGAACCGCAGGCAGATTCTCCTCCATTCCTCATAAGGCCATCGCGGGAATCCTCCTCCTCCCCGTTCGGGTTCGTCCGGAAAGAGCGTCCGGTTAAGAGAAGACAAGGAGGAGGAGGGATTGTTTTCTTTGGATTGTTTTAAGAATTCCCGCGCCCGCGCGGGGGCGCGTGGGGTTCCCGCGATCGACCCCGCACAATCTTCGATCGACCCCGCACCGTGCGTTTTCGCTACCGCACTGTGCGGTTTCGACCCCGCACCGTGCGGTTCTTCGATCCCTTTGTGCGGGGTCGAAAGTCCGGCGTGCGGTAGCGATCCGCCAATGTGCGGGGGCGACGGTCGCGCCCTGCGGCTCTCGACGTAGACCAGCCCAAACGCCCCGGATCGTTCGTCCGGCCGGCTTCGACATGCGGCCAGCGTTTGGGAATCAGACTCCGCCGCCTCAGGCTCCCCGGAACGCTCGTCCGGCCGGGTTCGATCTTCGCCCAGAACCTGCTTCGCTTCGTGCATGGCGGCGGAGTCTCGTCCGCCCAACTCGTGATGCCCCCCGGAACGCTCGTCCGGCCGGCTTCGCTCTGCGGCCAAGGCATCGTTCGGTCCCTCGTCCACAAACAACACTTCGACGCCGGTCAGCTCTCTGGCCCGTCGTCGAAGATTCGCCCAGGCGATCGTGTATTCGCATGGGCCTGTCCCACCTCCTTTCTTTGTCCAGCGGGGATGCTGTCGCGCGGTCTTCTCAATGAGGCTCGCGTCCTCCAGGTCGCGAATCGCCCGCACGACGGTGTCGTTGCTGCAGCCGCACATCTTGGCGGCGATCTCTTCATGGGTCGCGGTCCGGCTGGTGTGGTTGCCGATGATCTGGTGCAGGGCATGGAGAGCCGCCTTCATGCGGGTAGCGTTGGCGTTGTTCTTCGATTGAAACTTGGGAGCCTTTCCGCCTTCGAGCAGCGCCGCGCGTCGAGCCGCGATCGTGTCCGGATTGGCGCTCCAGGCCGCGAACCGGTCCTGGCTGAGATGGGCGGCGATCGCCTCCAGGCAGAAAGCGTCAATGTCGTCGCGTCGACGAACCCACAAGCTATGCGGCTTGTCTTTACGTGGTTGTGCGCCGGCCATGTTGTCCGTTCCAGGTGCGAGCGTCGTGAAGCCGCGGCGTCATTGCCTCGGCCGGAGGCGTCAAGCGGCAGGGGTCGCGGAGGGAGAATGCGACAGGGTGGCCTGCAGCTCCTCGCGGACGATCGGCACGTCGCGGGGCGCATCGACCCCGATTCGCACGTTGTTGGAACCGATCCGGACCACCGTGATTTCGATCTCTCGGTTCTCGCCGAGGTAAATCCGCTCGCCTGTTTTGCGGCTAAGAACTAACATCGTCACGACTCCTTTCGCGCCGCCTTCGGGCGGCAAGAGGGAGAGGGGGCCGGGCCGTCGCGTTCTCAATGCGTGTCCGGCCCCCTCGCGTTGCCGGCGGACCATCCGCCGGCCTGGATCAACAATGAGAGATCAGCCCCGTGCGCCGGCGGCGTCGCAGGCTTCGGGATGCTGGTTGTGCCAGTCGACAATCTCGGCAACGCGTTCGGCCTGGGCCGTGGGCCGGCCGCGCCGCCAGGCGAGGAAATATGCGCCCCGGAAAGCGCCGGGCGTTCGCCGCCAGTGCGGATGACAGAGAACCTGCTGCCCTTCCAGACGTCGTTCGCAACCTTTCACGGGGCATCGTCGAGCATCCATTCCGGGGACTCCTTCCGAGAGGTTTCCGACGCGCGTCCCGCGTCGTCGTCTTCGTGGATCAGCGGCAATCCCGCGCGACACCGCGCCGCCAGGACCGCGATCTTTTCATTGCTGCCGGGTTGGGCCGTTGTTCCCGGCCGCGGATCGATTCCAAAAAAACCAACGCCGTCGCAGACTTCGCAGTGCGGACAGAACCAGTTCTTCCGCCGGGACGAATCGAACCCGGTCCCGCCGCACGCCACGCACGGCTCGGCGTGGCCAATCGCCGGATCGCCGCCGATGTCGATCGATTCAACGCGCAGCATCGCCGGACGCCTCCTCATCGGCGGGCCAACTGTTCGCGTCCCGATCCGCCGGCCACGTGACCGAGCGCGGCCGCGGCATTTCAAGCAGCTCGCGATCGGCCTCCGTCACATCGGCCGAGGCCGGGAAGATCAACCGGTGGACCAGCACGGCGCACAGCGTTCCGGCATCGGTGCGACCTTCCCAGACGCGGGTCTGAACGCCGTCGATCACCAGCAGCTCATTGGTCGGCGTGATCGTGATCCTCATTCGGCCTCCTTCTCTGTTCCGACCGATGGGGCGGCGGCGGTCTCCCAACGACCGAGGCCCTTCATGAGCCCGGCCAGGCTCCAGACGACGATCGCGAGCAGGCCGAGGTTGATCGCGATCAGGGCCAACGCGTTCCGGGGCAGGCAGCAGGCGGCGGCAAACAGGATCGACGTCCAAAGCAGCCCCGCGGCGAGCATCGTCAGGCACTTGGCGGCGTAGCGGGTTCCAGCGTCACTCTCCGTTTCCACGTCGGTCGCCGCTTCGGCGGGAACCGGCCGATCCATATCGGAACTTTCGATCTGCCGGACGATCGCCGCGTTGGTCGCCACCAGGTCGTACTGCAGAACGCGGCCGCCGATGAGCAGCCGTGACTTGCTGCCGAGGCAGGCCGTCGCAATTCGCTGGCCGTCGACGACGATCCAATGCGTCGGCCAGCCGACGTCCCGCTCGACCTGGGTTAGCTGAATCCGCACCGTGACGTCGATCGCCACCGCCGGCTTCTGTTCGCGTTCCATGCGTTCCTCCGATCGACTACCGGCCCGCCATCAGCTGGCCCGCGCGGTTCCACAATCGAAAGGCGATCAGCACGCCGATCGCCAGACAGAGCTTGCCCATCGCGAGCAGCATCACCCGCACGGTCGGCGGCGAGAACGACTGCAACGGCTCGGCCGCTTTCTCGACCGCCAGGACCGGCGCGGCGACCGGTTCGGCGGGTGGAACAGCCGACGCGGGCAACGCCGGGGCCTTCCAGCCTTGATAGACTTCGACGGCGACCGGTCCGGGGAGGCAACGCGTCAGATGATGCGCGAAACCATGCACGAAGGGCGCGATCGGATTCGAGCGGCCTTCGTCCGTCCGGGCCGCGACCTGAATCTGCTGAATGACGGCGACCGCACCGCCGGCCGGAATCGTGACGGTGATCGGTTTGGCCTGGCCAACGATCTGCCAGAATTCGCGAGTCTTCTGCCGTCGCTGTTCGGGAGTCAGTTCACGCATGGGCCGACTCCTGTTCCCGAACGCGATTGGCGAGATAGCCAACGCCAGCGTCGATTTCGCCGATCTCTCCGGAGACCTTGGACAGCGCGCCCTGCAAGCGTTCGCCGCGTCCGACACAGCTCAACAGGGCGCAGGCCTCGTTGACGTGATACATCGCCTCCTGCAGCCGACGGCGAGCTTGGCGGCAGCGTTCCAGGTCGGTCAGTTCAGCAGACATTGAAAGGGCCTCATTTCGGGTGAAATAGAACAGCGCACGACAAAGTGGCAGGGGCTGGATTTGCACCAGCGTGCAGGTTCCGTAAACCTGACCGGCCGTATTCAGCCAGAACCGGGCTACATTCGCCGACGTCTCGGCCTTCTTGCCTACCCTGCCAAGAGAAACCACGCGGAGAGGTATTCGTTCCCCGCGCGTCCGCCGCCACGCACCGGCGACAGTGGAAGGAACAAAAGCGGCGGCGGCTGTCGCTTGTGGTGATCCCGCCCAAAGCCCCACCTGGCCGGTTGGCCGCGAGGAGCAGACCGCTTGATTTCGCCCGGCCGCCATGCGAATCGGCCGGGCAGGACGGCAACGCGCCGCCCCTCGGAGAACTCAGAACAATTTCTTTTGCCGTTCGTCCTCGGCGATGCACGCGAGGAAGGACGCTGGCAACGGAACCTTGCGGACCGCTTTGCAGATGCGGCGCGCATAACTCGAGTAGAAGCGATCCGAGACCGACCGCTTGGCGTGCCCGGTGATCTGGCTGCCGATCCCGCCGCAATGCTCGTCGTACACCGTTTCGCAGGTGCGACGGATATCGTGCCGGGTGAACCGATCGTTCTCCGGAATCCCGGCTTCGTCCAAGAGACGCGTCCACTGAGCGTGCAGAGACTTGTTCGCCAGCGACATCGGCAGGACCTTGTCCCGGTCGCTGCGGACGCGATCCAGATGCCAGCGGGCGACCCGATGAATGGGCAACACGAGCGGCGTCGGCTTGTGCCGACGTTGCTTCGGCGGCGTGTAGACGTACCAGCCCCAGCGGTTCGCCAGACCGAGCGACCGAAGTTTCGACGACGGGCAGTCCGGCTCGTCGTACACTCCGGGCGCGGTCTCTCCGGCCCGCTTCGCTTTGCCGCGCCAGGGATGCGACGTCAGCTCTTTGAATCGCTGGCCGTACAGCCGCAGCAGGACGATCGCACACCGCCACCAGTCGACGGCCGAGACGTCCGGCAGCCGCGGCCAGGTCGCTGTCTCGCAAGCCCGATAGAGGGCGTCCAGCTCGCGATCGGAGACGATCCGGATTTCGTCCGATACCGAATCCAACCGGCCGATCCGTGGCAGTTCCTTGACCTGCCCTTTCCGCTGAGCAGCCCGCAGAATTGCCGACAGGTACCGCCACTGCTTTTTGATCGTCTCCGGCGACGTGATTTTCGGGTCGGCTTCCATCGACCGCCGAAATTCCCGGGCCCCGTCGTCGTCCACCTTGTCGGCCGGGGGGTTGCCGGTCCGCTTCTCCCAATGCTTCAACGCGGACTCGTAGCCCTCCAGCGTGCGGAGCTGATCCGGTTGGATGTCGGGCCGGATCAGCTGCTCGAAGCACTCCCGCAACGTGCCCACCTTCGCCGCATTGCCATTCCAAAGAACACCCGGATTTATAATCCGGGTGTTCTTTGGGGCTGGTGTCCCCTCCGGAGCGAACAACCTGATGATGCGAGGCTCTTCGAAGTCGCTGGAAGCCGTTGATGCTGAATCGAACATGGCGCAAGGCTCCAGACAGGACGGCCCGCTTCTTCTCCGTCTTCGCCTCCGTGGGACCACCGGTCGAGTTGTTTATTCCTGAGCGGCCCTCCACTATGTTCCTGAGGCCACTCGTTCCAAACGCATCCATGACAGCCAATCCTCCCAGGATTCTGAGCAACTCGGGGTAAACCCCGAGTTGCCGGCCGGCATCATCGCGTCAGAAACGGCGCAACAAAAAAAGCCGGCCGCCCGAAGGCGACCGGCTTTCGTGCCGACCGCAGTAGGGCGATCGGCCAGATTACGGAAATTTCCGTAATAGTCAAGCATCGGTGGAAACTGGTTCCAGTTTTCGCCGAACTCGCAGCTCCGGCTCCAGATTCAGCGCCTTGAAAAAACGCTCCATAACGTCGGGGCCAGGCGTGTTCCGGCTGTTAAGGTAGTCGGTCACAATTTGCGGCCGAACACCCATTTCCCGCGCAAGCTGGCTGCGGGTCCAGCCCTTTTCTTTGAGCTCGGCCTCGACGATTTCCCGGAACTGCTGTTCGATGATCACGTGCATACCCTCATTCTACCGACGACCAGCGAAAAACAAGGCCGTTGCGATCAATTCGAGGTTCCGAATGACGCCGGGAGAGTTTGCTTTCGTGGAGGTTTAGGGGTCGGCAGAAGTGCGGCTCGCAATGCCTGCACGGCACCGCCACGAACGGTCCATGGTTCCGCTGCACCGTCCAGAGTCACAGTCGCGATCTGGTCTTTATCGCGATCGAAGAAGAACCGAACGCCGCAGACTCGATCCAAGTCAATTGCCAACTCAGCGCCGTCTTCCGCGTAGCTGAAAAACCTTGCCATCTCTTCTTCCTTGAAAGAGGAACGAAAACGGCCGCGGCTGGAATTAACCAGCCGCGGCCGTAGCTTTGAGAAGGCGAGGCCGACGGGACTTGAACCCGCAACCCCCGGATCGACAGTCCTAAACTCTGCGCTCGCGACGACACCGGCGCGGCCGATCCTGGTGTCAGCGATCGGGCCGGAATGGCCGCATCCGCAGGCGTCGCCGGCGGCCAGTTGGATCGATGAGGCGGCGGACGATCCGGCCGACGCGTTCCGGCTCGCCGGCGACGCGTCGCAGTGGATCCAATTCGGTGCCGACGCCGCCGGCGTGGCGGTGATTGTCGCACAGCAGAGACGCCTGGCCGCTGGTGATCGCCTGCCAGACGGCCGGCCGCTCGCAAAGTTCGCACGTTGCAATCATCGTCGTCTCCCTCCTTGAAGACGGCGGAACCGAGACACCGGTTCTCAAACCGCGGCCGTCGTCTTCGCAGGGACCGCTTCGGATCGCCAGTTCTTCAATCGGTCGATCGCGGACTTCAGGTACCGCTCATTCTTTTCGAACCCGATGAACCGCCGGCCGGTTTGCAGACAGGCGATGCCGACGGTGCAGGATCCAGCGAACGGATCCAGCACGACGCCGTTCTCGGGACAGGAGGCCAGGATCGGCCGCCGCGCCAACTCGAGGGGAAATGGGCACGGATGATCCTGTCGGTTCGCCACCTGGTTGATCTTCCAGACGGAAAGAAGGTTGGGACTCTCGTCCTGCCAGAAGTGTGGCCGCCCGAAAGCCCAAAGGCCTTCGTGAGAGGCAGCAAACCGCTGGCAATTGAAATTCGTTGCTCCGGCCCGAGCCCAGACGACTTCGTTCCAGATGGGTAAGTCGATGAACCGCAACGGATGGATTCCAATGCCATCGCGAAAGCGGATCTTGTGATTCATCCACACCAATCCCTGGCAGTTGTCGGCTGACAGCGAAAGGACGTAATTCAGCCAGGCCTGGTACGTCCGCTCCGGCATGCTGTCGTCATAGCCGATGGCTTTGATCTTCTTCAGCCAGCCTCCGAGTTTGGGCCTCCGAACTGCTCGGTCCGAGATCGGCTTGCCCAGCGTGTTGTAGGGCGGACTCGTCATCACGATGTCGACCGGCTTTTTCAATCTCGGCAAAAGGTCGAGGGCGTCGCCATGAAACAGCGTCACATTCCGATTCTGAAATACGGGCTTCACGAATTGCTCCAGTCAGTCAGCAAAGAGGGACACGAAAGGGAGAGGGCGATCGGTCAGGCCGCGGCGGCGGTTTCGTCGCCGGCGACGAGCCGCTCCCATCGCTTGGCCGTGATCTCGCAGTAGGCTTCGCTCAGCTCGATACCGACGAACCGGCGTCCCTCGAGAAGGCAGGCCGCGCCTGTCGTTCCCGAGCCGTTGAAGAAGTCGACGACGAGCTCGCCGGGATCCACGCACTTCACGAGCTCGCGCATCAGCGGCGTCGGCTTGCCCGTCATGTGGTGCTTGTCGCTTTTCTTCACGGATTCGTGATAGCAGCCATCGAGCGGCCCGATCACCGGCCGGTTGCGACAAGGCCCGTGCGTGCCCCAGGCCAGATATTCGCACTGATGCCGGAAGTAGCCCTTGTGGGGAGCTCGCGCCCCGCGGCCTTTGTCCCAGGCGATGACGCCCCGCCAGATCAGTCCTCCCGCCTGCAGGACGTCGGTCAGGATGGGCAGCTGTCGCCAGTCCGAAAATGCGAGGCAGTAGCCGCCCTCCTGTAGGAGCCGCGTCGCCTCGATCATCCAGAGCGTCGACCAGAACCCGAAGGACCGCTGGTCGCGATTGTCGCCGCTGAATGTCGGCCGACCGCAGTCGTTCCCGCCGTGGCAGTACTTCGCTTTCGGGTCCGCAGCCCGCGTCGCCGCGCCGAGGCCTCCGGAGCTGTAGGGCGGATCGGTGATCACGGCCGCGGCCAGTCCGGCCGGTAAAGCCGGTGCGATCCGCAGGACGTCCCCCTGATAGAGCGTGGCTTCGCCGACCGTGCAGTACGGCGTCAGCTTCGGCTCGAACTCTGACCTACCTTTCGCTTGCTTCGCTTCCATGCGTCGCCTGTCTTTCTGCGCGTGATCATCGCGCGTGGCGACCGCTCACTCGGTCAAAACGTGTCGATGTAGGGCGTGTCGGGTGTTAGCGCACCCGGCACGCCCGCCTTTCATTTCACCTGAAATGTTCCTCACGGAAACAGCGGAGCGACGCCCGGCGCGACCGCGCAGGCGTAGAGATTCCGCATCAGCGTCTTGCTCCAGACGACAGCCCCGTCGCTGGCCTGAAGTCGCCAGGCGACGGGAAACGGCTCGACGTCGATCCAGCGGTTCGTGCTGTAAAGTTCGCCGTCCGCCACGGCCAAATCGCCGAACAGAGAGAGATTGTTCGCCTCCGTCGCGGTGATCATGTGCTCGTCCCAGACCAGTTCCCCGTCCGCTGCGGCGTACTTGGCAACGAAGATCGGTCCTCCGTCGCCGATGAGCTGGGCGTAGGCGTCGCCGGCGGAATCAACGCACACCCGGAGCGCCGCGACGTCCTCGGGTTCCTCCGCCGTCCAGATCTCCCCGCCGTCTGGATCGAGTTTCTTGAGCGGACCTTTTGCGAGGTAGATATTGCCATCCGCGTCGATCGCGATTCGCCCGTTGTTGCCGTCGGCGTCCTGTTGCCAGAGTTCGGTCCCGCCGGCGTCGAACTTCTTCAGGCCCTGGCCGCCGGCGAAAATGAACGCGTTGTCGAGGATGACAATGTTCCCGTCCGGATCGACCGCGATCGATTCCGGCTGTGCCATCCCATGATCGAACGGCGTTCCCACGAGCGTTCCGTTCGCGTCGTATTTCCGGACCTTGGACGCGGCTATGACATATGAATAGCCGGCGGCGTCGACGGCCAGGCCTCCGTAGTATGCCGCGGCCGCCGTCCACTTCACGGAGAGATCGACGCCGCTGCGGCGAACCAGTCCGCCGAACCCGACCGACCAGAGATCCCCGTCTGGACCAACTCGCAACGTCCGGACCTCGGTGCCGTCGGTCGCCTGGTAGACCGTGACGCTGCCGTCCGAACGCAGCAGCCCGTCCGTCGTCCGGCCCTCGCCGAGCGTACCGCCCACCCAAACGACGTCCGGTTCCCGGCAGCAGCAGCCGGTGAAGAAGTGGCAGTTGTTCCAGAGCGTGCGTTTCAGCTTCCGTTGGGCTTCCCGCCGGCGAGCGGCTGAAAGCGGCGGCCCCAGGAACTGTGCGCCGGGTCGAGATGCTGAAAATACCATTGCCACTCCTCCGTGAGTGCGTGCGGATCGAGGTACCACGGCAGATGCCGCGCGACGTAGGGCGGGCCGAGCCGAAACGAGCGATAGCCCCGCCAGCCCGAACCGCCGCGGTAGACCGCTGCCGTCGTGTCGGTGTCGGCCAGGTACCAGTTGCCGATCCGCGTTTGCCATTGGCGCGACTGCTCGGCAAGGACTTCGCGGGTAAAGGGGGCTTCCGCCGGCAGATCGTCGATCCGCAGCGACAACGCGACCTTTTCGAGCGTGAAGCGTTCGCCGAACTCCTGAAGGCCGTCCCGCAACCGAATGAGGCAATCGAGCGGGACGCCGGCCAGGTCCAGATCGGCATCCGAGACGAAATAGAATTCGCCGCGCGGCCCGTCGACTTCGAACGCCGCCCGGCTGCCGCGGTTCGTCTCGAGGCGAATCTCCACGTCGCCGGCGTGCTGCCGGTACCAGTCGAGAAGCGGCGGATAAGTCGACCCGCAATCAACGATGATGATCGGCCCCGCCTGGTCGCAGCGGCTGAGGTACTCCACCATGCCGGCGAGCGGCGTCAGCAGATCCCGGTTCGTGAGATAGACGGGAATACGATCGGTCACGATGGCAATCCCTGCTGCCAGGCCGGGGCCTGCCGTCGCACGAAGGCAATCGCGTCGCCGATCACGAAGCTGGCGTGCGTCGCTTCGAGCAGGGCCTGAATCAACACGTGCTTCTTGCCGTGCGACCAGTCGTCGACGGCCACCACGGCGATATCGCTGAGCCGCGGCGCGACGCTGCGGAACGCATTCAGGTTGACCAGCGGGTCATCCGTCGCGTCGACGTACAGGAAATCAATTGGCGAATCGATCTCGGCCGGCGTGATCGATTCGTGGAACCGCACCTTGCCGAGCTGCTCGGCATTCAGGACCTGACGGCAGGCGTCGATCGTCCCACGGTCGGGGTCGATCGAGTAGACATGCCGAATCCGTGGATCGCCTGCGAGCTGCTGTGTTGACCAGCCATCGCCCTCGCGGCCGACGTCGCTCGGATTTCGCAGCCGGCCGAGCTCGGCGGCGACGAGGTTCGCCCGGTCGGGAAAGACTCGATCGAGGATGCGGGTGATCTGTTCGGACTTCGCTGCGAGCGCGACGTCGGACGGAGTCTTCCGCAACGCGCGAGCCAGCCACTCGTCTCGAAGCTCGTCGCCGGCGTGGGCGGCGATCCGTTCCCACCATGCCGACAGGTCGGCGAGTTGAAGCGGCGTGCCGTCGCCGGCGTTCTGGTTGCTCTCGATCCACGCGGCCGTGCGTTCCTCGATCGAGCGGCTGCCGAGTGATCCGCTGATGTGATGCTGTCCGCAGCCCCAGCGATAGCAGTACGCGGTCCAGGGTCCGAGTTCGCGTTGCTTCAGCCGGTTGCTGAGGCCGGCGAGCAGCGTCTTGTGTTCGTCCCCGCCGCCCGCGAAATAGCCGTGACGCCGCGCGACGTCGGCGCGGCAGAGGATCGAGGCCTCCATCGCGTTGCCCCGCAGCTCGTAGCGAGCGCCGCCGTTGGTGAACCAGCTGCGGGCCGGCTTCCAGGCGTCCGCGTCGCCGATGTGCGCGACGCCCTGGCTGATCGACCAGGGCAAGTACAGATCGTCGTCGTCCCACGTCCGAACGAAATCCCCCGCCGCCAGCTCCAGGAGGCGGTTGCGGCAGTCGCCCAGCGTGGCGTGCCCGGGTTCGTTGACGACGCGGACTTTCGGGTGCTCGATCACCAACGGCGTCGGGTGATTGTTCAGAATCACCAGCTCGCGATTCTCGTAGTCCTGTTGCACGAAACAGGCAACGGACTCGGCCACCTGGTCGACGCGGCCGTGCGTGGCCATGAGACATGACACCAGCGGGGCCGCTGGCGGCCGAGCGGCCGCCGGCGTGACGACGCGAATCCGCGGCTCGACCTGCGGCAGGTCGGCGACGATTCGTTCGAGGCGATCGGCGTGGAGGAGCGGGCGGAACTGTTCCAGGATCGGCTCGATCGGTTCACCCAGCTCGCGAGCGCCGATCAAGTAATTGCGGCACTTGTCTTCGGTGCGGCATTGGTAGGGAGTGCCGCGCGGTCTCGGGAAGCGGTGCAGCCAGCGGAGGAATGGCAGACAGAGCGTGCGGCCGCCGGCGGCGCGAAACTTCTTATGGATGTAGCCCTCTTCACCCCCGAAGCCGGCGAAGTGGGAATTGAAGCCCTGCCAGGCCGCCCGCCGGCAGGAGAACAAGCCGAGGCCGTGCATCGGGATCTCTTTGGGATTGGCATCGCGATCGTGCAACGTCTGATCGTTGCCCCAGACGCCGTACATGCGATCGCTGCCCCACTCGGGTTTCATGTGCGTAGCGTGCACTTCGGGCAGTCGGTCATCGAGCATCGGGCCTTGCAGCAGGTCGATCGATTCGGGGTTTTGATCGTAGTAATCGAGCAACCGCCGAATCGCTCCCGGCTCGATGAGGACGTGCGAATCCATGCACAGCACTGCGTCTGTCCGCGCCTCGCGGAAGATGCGGTCCCGAGGCGCGGCCGTGCCCTGCACCTCGCCGGCGGCGAGGTAGCGGGCGTTCGGGATCCAGCCGCGGCCGTCGCCATGCACGCCGCCCTGGCCGTCGTCGCCCTGAATCAGGCGGCGGAGGGCTTTGCCTTCCGGAGACTCGGGGCGATTGTCGACGACGAGGAACTCCACGCGGCCCATCAGCTCAGGCTCGCAAAGCCGGATGTGCTGGATTGAGAAGTACGCTCCGTCGAAGTCATCACAGACCGCTATGCCGATCGTCAGCGTTGCCGGCTTGCGGGACGTCGGGACGGTCGCCGCGGAAGTCGCCGGCGGGGTCAAGTCGACCAGCGTCGCGACGGAATTCGTGGTGGCCGTTGTGTCGGGCACGGCCGTCGCATTCAACTGTCCGTTCAACGCCGCCTGGCGCTGTTGGCAGGGCAGACAGGGCTTCACTCGGCCGAACATCACGGCATGAATCGCCGCCGCCAGCTTGTCGCCCAGCCGCCATTTCGCCAGGCCGCACCGGTTGACGAAATGGGCAATTCGCTGAAGCCGCGTCGGTCCGGAAGGCGGGGCCAGCTCGCCGGCCGCCTCCAGCGCCCAGACCTTGCAGTGCAGCTCTCGTTGTTCTGCGCGGAAGATGCCTGCACAGACCGCGTGCTCGTGGACGGTCTGATTCCGGTCCCAGCGTTCGCAACGAAATGGATACTTGTCAGTCCGGCAGGTGCAGGTCATCCGGTCCCTCTCAAGCGCAGTCGCCGCAGGCGGTGGGCTGATCATAGGAAAGGTCGTTACCGCAATCGGTGAATCCCACCTCGTTCAGGTACGAGCCGCAGTAGATGGGCGGCGCGCAGCTGGTCCCGCTGCATCCCGTGCAGGTCGAGGATTGGAGTTCCCAGTACTTGATCGGGCTGCACTGCCAGCGCCAGATGCAACCGCCCTGACAAGACGCCGTCGTCGTACTCGTGGTCTCGGTTGTGGAGCTGGTCGTTTCGGTCGTTGAACTCGTGGTCTCGGTGGTACTCGTCTCCGTCGTCGAACTGGTCGTTTCCGTGGTGGAACTTGTGGTTTCGGTCGTGCTGGTCGACGTCGAGCTGGTCGACGTCGAGGTCGAACTCGTGGAAGTACTCGTCGTCGCCGTCGTGCTGGACGTCGTTCCGGTCGTGCTGCTAGTCCCCGTCGTCGACGTGCTCGTGCTCGTCGTGGCCGTCGTCGTTGTGGTGGCCGAGCAGTCGCCGGCCGACAGCTCCCACGCGTTGGCGATCATGTTGAAATGAACGCGAGCCCCTTCATAAAGATCGGCGAAACCGTTCCAGGCCTCGATCACTTCTCCCGTGGGCGTCTCCGAACCTTTCGGGCCGGCCAGGACCTCGATCATCCCCCAGCTGTTTTTCAAATGGTCGGCCGCGGTCCGTCCGAGCCGGGTCCGGCCGCCAGGATCGATCGACCGCGCCCCGGTCTGAGCCGGCGGCGGAGTCTGCTGCGCGCGCTCATGTGCCAGCACGGTCCGGCCCATGCGGCGAAACTCGTCGGGATTCTTGAAACCGATGGGTTTCGACATCGCCGCCTCAGTTCGGAGCGTCGTATTGCTCAATGTTCAGCCAGGCATAAGGGCCTTTCGCCCCCGACGTGCTCGATGTGGCGAGTTCGATCGACAAGACGTCGCCGGCGGCGAGCGTGGCTGAGGACAGCGTGCCGTCGAGCACCTGCCGATCGGCGTCACCATGCACGATGGTGATCACACCAGTGAGGATCGAGACGCCGTTTTTCTTGAGGTCGAACGTTACGCTGGTGTTCGTGCCGGTATCGTTCAGCAGGGCGTGAAACCCGCGGACTTCGCCCGGCCCGTCGGCGACGTAGACGATTTCCTCGCGGGCGGCCGGCGTGGATCCGATCGGCAGATCGAAGTTGGTGCCGACCGTGAAAACGTGCTCCATCTTGTCGGCGTCGATCCCGGCGTCCGGCTTGATGTGGCTGTTGCGTATCGAGTTCGCGCCGGGAATCAGCGTTCCGCGGAATTGGGCTTCACCGGCCATCGGTCACTCCAGAGGAAGATCGCCGAACGGCTTCGGCTCGTAGAATTCGAAATCAATGAACACCGCGTTGTCCGTCGTCGGGTTTTCCAGCGGCTGGCCGTTTCCGTCGAGCGGGACGGGCGACGAGACCTTCGTCAGTTCGCCGTTGTCGTCCGGCAGCGAGATGTGTTTCCGCTTGACCGTGTCGCCTTCGATCGCCTTCTTGCGGAACCCTTCATCCAACATTGAGTCGACCCATCCGTCCTTGCGGAATTCGAAAGTCATTTGCACCGGATAAAACTCGAAGCCGTTCTCGGATTGCTTCTTGCCGATGCGGAGTTCCATCAGGCAGCATTTCTCGGCCTCGACTTCCACGCCGCCTAGCTCGAAGTCGTCGTCGTTGATCGGGCAGTCGTTGTAATCCAGGAGCCAGGCCGGGACGGTTCGGAGGTTCTTCGAGACGGTGCAGACCCAGTGCGAGGCGTTTTTCTCCGGAGCGCGCTCGGGACGGTCGCCGGCGGAATTGAGGACGGCCTTGCCGTTGATATCCTTCTCGACCGGCTTCAGATAACGGACCGTGTTCCATTCAATGTCGGCCGGACGGTCGCAGGGGTCCGGATAGTGCTGTCGCTGTTGATCCTTGTCCTTGACGGGCGTCGACGAGTACTCGGCCGTAGCGATCCAGTGGAACGGGCTGTCCGCCTGATTCTCGATCTTCAGCCGCCGGCAGGTCAGGTAAACGTTCTCCGGATGCTGATCGTAGAGGTCTGGGAAATAGCCGTTCGCAATGCCAACGGCGGCGATCAGCTGCCACGAATCGCTCTTGTCGTTCGTGCGGATTCGCCAGAATCGGCGGGCCGTCGAATCGCTGATGCCGCCGCCGTCCGCCCCACGGCCCTGCCACATTTCGGAAATGGAGACGACGCTCACGCATCACCCCCGATCTCCATCGCGTCCAGGCCGATCTTTTCGGTCGCCAGGATCAGCTTGCCGAGGTTGGCGTTTGCCTTCCCCATTTCCTGCGCCGTTTTCTCGGCCGCTTTGGCCGCGCGTTCCTCGGCCGACCCGCCACGGTTCTCCGCGCGGAAGAGCGTCGTGAAGGCCGCGGACGAACCCTTCGTGGCGAACTCGAACGACTGATCCCGCATCGACCGCTCGGACTTCAGCCGCTCTTTGTTCTGCGCGGCGTCAAGCTGCTCTGTTAACGCGGCGATCTCGTCGGCCCCGGCTTCGGTGAATCCGGCTTCGAGTGCTTTTCGCCGTTCGATATCGGCCTTCGTCGCCGCGCCGGTCAGAAGGTCCAGTTCATCCTTCAGCGCCCCGATCTTGTCGGTTTCCTTCTCCCACGTCGCGATCTGCCGGCGGGTGTCCTCTTCCAGTTCCTTGCGAGCTTGTTTCTCCGCCTCCTTCTGGGAATCAATCGTCTTTTTCAGTTCCTGCTTGAGCCGGATCTCGCCGAGCGTCGCTTCATTAGCCCCGCCGTCGCGCATGCGGGCGTCGGCCAACGCGTCATAGGATCCGGTGAGACGAGCGATCTCGTCGTTCAGAGACTTCAGTGTGGCTTCCGCCTCTTTCTGTCCCTCAGGCATCACCTTGCCGGATTTGATGCCCGCCTCCTGCTCGGCGAGCGCGCCGAACAGTTGGGCCTGGCGTTTGAGAAAGTCCTCGGTGACCTTCCCGGAAAGCACCGCTTCATGGGCCAACTGCTGGTAGGCGGCCCGCTGCGTCTCAAGGGCATCGAGCGTCGTAATCGAGTGAATCTTTTCGATCTCGGCCGCGGACTCCACGGCCGCCTGTGCGCCTTGTTGGATCGCACCCAGCTGCCGATACGATTCCTGCCGCCTCTCTTGTAAGGCGAGTGCACGTTCGGATTCGGTGGCGAGCTTTCGCAACGCCTCCGCCTGCGCGATGAACTCCGCCGTCGCCTCATAGCCTTTGACGTCGCCGTGCAACCACGCGAGGCCGGCTTCTCCCGAGTCCGCGACGCGCTGGAGTTCGTCCGCCAGTCCGCTAACGGCTCCCGTGAAAAGATCAACGCCCCCGGAGACGAAACCCGAGGCAAACGCTTTGGCCGTGGCGACGGTTTCTGCGGAGACCGGATTCAGTGCTTTGGCAGTTTCAACGGCCCCGGTCGCAATCAGCACGAAGGGGCGCTGCGCGACGTTGCCGAGCCGATCGAACGCTTCGCCGAGCTTCTCCGTCGCCGATTGAGCCACCTCGGTCGCGGCGACGTGCCGGGCGATTGATTGCACCGTATCCGACGAGGCGGCTTTCCACGCGAGCGCGCCGACGCTGACCGCCGTGGTCACCGCCTTCCATTGGGGCACGAGGTAGCCGGCAACCTTCGCGACGGGACCAATCCAGCGCATGGTGACCGTGCCGAGATTGGAGAAGGCCCCCGTCACACCCGCAATCAATTCCCGCTGGTGCCGGATCGTGGCGAGCGTTCCGACCAGCCCGGCGATCGACGCCGTCACCTGCCCGATCGCCGGCACGGCGCTCGCCGCGAGGGCGGACCAGCTGGCGCGTTGTTCGTGGACGACGACCGTCACCTGGTCAACTTCCTTCGCCGCCTCTTCCATCCCTTCGACGAAGTCGGTGTTGTCCGCTTCGAGGTGCGACACCAGGTCGCCGACGCCGGTTGACATCATCCATCCCCCAACGCTTGCCGCATGGCCTGCGGGCCGAGCACTTCCTCCAGCTCGGGATCACACTTCAGGTACCGTGCCAGCCCCCTCTGCAGTTCCCGGAACTCGTCGTCCGACAGCGGCATGTCCCGCCGGATCGCGGCGATGAGGTGGGCCGCGTTGCGGGCCTCGCGGATGTCGGCCCGCTCGTCGCCCCACGGTTCGACGCCGCAGAGCGCGACCTGCACCGCCCATTCGTAGGGCGTGTGGTTCAACCAGAGCTGCACCCACGCAAGCGGGTGCGTCTGACCTTCTTGACGAGCCAACCGCGCCGCGAGGCGGGTTGTCTCGTCGTCCATCAGTTTTTTCGGAGCTCCTCCGGCGGCGGAACTTTGCCGATCTTGCCCACGGCCTGGCTGATCTGGGCGACGGTCTCGGTGTCGACGTCCAGGACGGCTGCCTTCACACGGGCGCAAAACTGCGCATCCGTTTCGCCGGCGATCGGCGGAAAGACGGGCGCTCCCCCCTGCGTCACCAGCACGCAGCCCAGCACGAAGTCGGTCTTGTCGTCGCCTTCGAGCTTGCCGAGGCGGATCAGCTCGCCGCGAGTGAGCGAGCGGACGTAAACGCCTTCGCCCGCTTCCGGCACGGGATAGCAACGCCGGTTCCGCAGCTTGTCGAGAATCGTGATCACGTCCCCTCCCTGGGTGTGTGAGATTGCTTTCAGTCGCCGATTTTTCGGGTGAAATATCGGCGGGTCAGATGTCGGAGTCCTGGCCGGACGGCTGCGCTTCCTGCGCGAGCTTCGCCTGGTACTCCGCCCAATTGGGACCGGGCCGATACTTCCCCGCGGCGTCGTAGCCGCTGATGTAACCGGCGTCGAACAGTGCGAAATCTTCGTGCTCGATGCCCGCCGCCAACCGGCGGGCGGCGTGCAACCGCTCCTCCAGGACGTCAGGCGGACAATTCGTGCGGAGGGCACACTCTTCGTCGAACGCCTCCGCCTGGCCGAGCAGGACGATAAAGAAGCATTGCGGATCGTCGATCACCGTCCCGGCCGGAGCGTAGAGCCGTCCGTTGCGGCGAACGCATTGTTTGACGAGCTCCGGCGGCGCGAGCGGCCGCATGGTGCCGGGAAAGAACTCCTGAATCTCCCTTTCGTCCAACAGCCGGGCTTTCATGGCAATTCCTGAAAATGAAAAGAGGGCAGCCGGTGAGAATCGCGGGCGTCACGCGCGGGTTGGCGCGCCCGTGCGAGACATCGTCAGAGACCCCTTGACGCCGTCATTGCCGACAATGGTTTGGCCGACGCCAATCTTCGACGAGGTGTAAGTCAGGCTGGAGGGCCCTGAATCGGAGTACTTCAGCTTCCAGACGCACTTCGCCGGAGTGGTGATCAGCGCGAAGATCGCCTGATGGCCGGCGAGCGCCGGATCGAGGAAGAGGTTGGCCTTGACCGTGCCACCCTCGGCGTGGCCGGTCAGTTCCTTTTCCAGATAGACGCCGGTGTCGAGTGTGCGGGCGTCGTACTCTTCGGTTTCTTCGCCATCCAGACTGATGTCGATGACCTGCGAGACGTCCGTCAGCACGCTGGAAATCGTTTGCTGCAGGACGGTGCCCTTGCCTTTCAGTTTCGCCATGACTTACCCCTTCGATTGCTGAATCGCCCGCTCGATCGCTTCCCTGCCGCGGCGGCGCATCGTGCGGATGGCGTCGGCCCGGGCCCGTTGTGTCGCGCGGCGAACGATGGCATGGGGGGGGCCAACGCCGGTCGATCGCTGCGCGGCGGTTGGATTGCGGAGGTTCCGGTACCGGCCTCCGAGTCGCTTTCTGAACCGTTCCTTCGTTCCCGCGGCGAACAGGTGGCCGATCCCGTTCGGCCGATGTCCGCGTCCCACTCCGATGCCCGCTTTGCCTCTCACCTGGCCGACGGCCGTCTCCTGCGCGCTGCTGCCGATCTCGTCCTTGATTCGTCCCGGCGCCTCCGCCTTCATCGCATTCACCAACACCTGCAAACCGGCCGACACCATGGACCGCAGGATCCGCCGCGCTCCGGTCCGCCCGATCCGCCGCAACGTCGCCTGCAGCTCTCTCCCGCCCTTCATCGCTTCAGCCATCGGTCAGACCGTTTCCGGATAGTCGACCTCGTACGCGGCGTCGGTCGCGTACCAGCCCTGATCGCTCTTGTCGCCCTGCGCCACGAACGCCGTCTGCGACCCGTTCAACTGCGCGTGGATCTGCAGTCCGCCGGCGAGGCCCTTGAAGCCCGCCAGCCCCGTGCCGGGATTGGTCCCGTTCACTCGCACCGCCTCGGCCAGCAACCGGCTGTCCCGCCGCGTCGCCGCCAGGCAGCTGATCGTCAGCATCGCGCGAGCCAGCCCGCTCTTGGCGGACAGGTCGTTGTGATAATCCTCCTCCTCCACGGTGATCACGATCGCCGGCAGCTGGTCCTTTTCGTGCAGCGTGTCGGGCCGGATGCACGGATCACCGGCCGTCGGATGCTTGGCGACGATTGCCGTCACTGCTGTACGCGTCAGCAGAAAATCCCGCACAACGTCTTCGATCATTCGGGGTTCGTTCCTTGGATCTCAATCCGGACTCGGCGGCCGTCCGGGTCATAGACCCGGGCAATGTTGATCGTGCGGCCTTCGCAGACGATTCGCATCGTCGGCCGAATGCCGCGGGTTTCGCTGTCGTTCGGCAGTGTGATCAGCCACTGCGTCTCCGCCTGCAGCTGACGCCGCTCATACGTTTCATCGCCGCCCACCGCGTCGACCTGGCCCCACCGTTGGCAATAGGTCGACCAGCTCTGCACGAGCTGTCCCGAGGCGTCGGCCGCTTCGGTCGGTTGTTCGATCGTCACCCGCTTGCGTCGCTTGCCGGCGGCCATCAGAGGACCTCCAGCAACCGGTCATCGCGGACGAGCCAGGGCGCGACGAGTGCCCGGACCGCCAGCGGCAGTTCGTTCATCCCCCCCTGCGTCACGGCCTCGCGGTTTTCGAAGTAATGGCCGATCAGGAGTTTCATGGCGTGGACGAGGTCGGGCGGGACTGCGGCCGCGTTGCCGAAGCCGGCGGTGTAAGTGATCGTCACGGCCGCGGGATGGTCCCGCGTCGTGGGCCAGCTGTGCCCGTAGGCCGGTTCGATCGTCCCCGGCTCGGCCGACGCGTCGACGACGTAATCGCTCGCCGAAAGCGTCTGCGAATCGCCCGCCGTGTCGAGGTAGGCGATCGAGCCGACGGCGATCAGCAGCGGCCGGGGCAGAACCAGCGGCTGGCCTCCGCAGGGGAATCCCCGCAGCGTCAGCCGCCAGGTCTGCGTGATGAACGCCCGCCAGGTGATTTCCTCGAGGTGCGTCCGCGACGTGGCGATCAGCGCTGACACCAGATCGTTCTCGTCGGTCGAGTCGATCCGGCATTGCGCTTTCGCTTCGGCCAAGCTGACCGGCTCAGAGGCCGGCGCCACCGTCCGCACCAATCCCACGAATCACCTCAGGTGCCGATCGCGATCCAGTTGACCTTCTTCGAAAACGTCGTCGCCGCCAGGGGCGTCGGGTCGGTTCCGCCGGTGTTCTTCCAGGTCTTGATCAGCACGCTGCCCGCGGCGGGCGCGCCGGACTGATCGCCGATCGAGGCCGAACACATGAACGGATCGTCGACCGGATCCGAGTCGAGCGTGGCGACGACGGCCACGACGGTGGCCAGACCCGTCACGACGGTGTCGGAGGCGGCGACCGTCGTATGCTGGCCCCGGGCGATCTTGTAGCCCGCAGCGACCGCGGCCGCGGCCGTCGCCAGGGCGGACGTGCGGTCCGTCCCGGCGATCTTGAACGCGCCGCCCGATTCGATGTCGAGCGTGCCGCCGGAGGCGACGGCCAGCTTGTCACCGCCCTGTTCGCGGCGGACTTTGGTCTGATAACTCATCCTGCGGACCTCACGAAGTGAAATGGTGCTTCACGGTTTCACACGCCGCCTTCAGGAGGGGGGCGTCACTTCGTGCCTTCCAGCGGCTGGACGAGCCGCTTGACCTGGATCGTGCCGCTGCTGACGTTGTTGAACGGCAGGTTGCGGCCGCGGTACAGGATCGCCCAGATGTCACCCATCACGGAGGATGTGCCGCGCTGCGCGATGCAGCGGACGTAGCGTTCGGGCGGCTGGTAGATGTCGATCACCTGATCCTCGTCCGAGGATCCGCCGTCGATCTCCGAGCCGGCGATGTCGGCGAAGCTGTCCGCCGCGGCGTCGTCGCTCGAGCACTCGGCGTGCATCAGGTTGTCGGCCGCCGCGGTGTTGTAGCTGCCGAGAAAGCAGACGCCGTCCCAGCCGCCGTCCGCCTGCAGGTCGACCGAGGCGCTGGTGACGTCACCCGTCGCCGCGGTCTGGTAGTCCTTCACCTTGACGATCTTCACGTTGTCCGTGAGCAGGGGAAACATCAGCACGCGCCTTCAAAAAAAGATTGTCCGGGGGAAGAGTGCGGAAGCCAAGGCCGTCATTCGGCCTCGGCCGCATCGCTCTCGTCGGTGTGCGTTTCGTCGCCGTCTCCGGCGTCGTGGGTTTCATCCGGGTTCGCCTTCGGTTCGTCGCCGGCGGGGTTCGCCCCGCGTCCGCGTCGACGGCGGCGGGAGCGGGCTGATTCCTGGGGGCCGCCGGTGGAAGCGCCGTCATCGGCTCCTTCCGAACCTGACGCCCCGGGATTGTCTTCGTCGGTTTCCTCGTCGCCCTCGGCGGCGGGCTTCTCCTGCTTGCGCAGCGGCTTCGGCTTGGTCAGGACCGCGCCTTTGCGTTGGAGCAGGTACTTGGCGAGCTCGTCGGAGACGTCGAGATCGTCGCCGGCCTGGCCGCTGCAGGCGGGGTGATTGCAGGTGTGCGTCAGCGTCACGCGAGGCATGGTCGAAATCCGGTGCCAGGGAGAAACGCGCCGGCCTCCTTCAGGAAGCCGGCGCGGGAAGGATCCTCGTCCGTCGCGGCGATCGCCGCCGGCGTCACAGCTGCTGCAGGTACTTCACCGGGTTGGTGCCGGCGTTGGTGGTGCCGCTGTCGAACCGTTCGAGCGCCAGGAAGGCGACCTGATCCTTTTCGGCGTACCGCTCATCCAGCCGCTTCAAGCGGACGCCGCGGACCGAACGTCCGATGACCTTCTTGAAGTTGCCGAAGGCGATCGTCTTTTTGCCGCTGGCGACCGAGCTGTCCATGTGCTGGTTGATCCAGAACCGGCGTCCGGCGATCGTGTCGGCATAGCCCTCGGCCAGGTTCGACGCAAACAGGTATCGGCCTTCCCCGTCCTTCAATCTGCGGATGTGCGCCAGCACGCTGTCATGCATCGCGAAAGTCGCTCCCTCGCGGTAGGCCGGATCGAGCGAGTGGACCAGGTCCACGGCGATTTCGTCGCCGGTGATCGCCGTGGCGCTGGCGGCCGTCACGCCGATCGCGGCGTCGACCATGTAGCCGCGGGGCTGCTTCACGCCGGTGCCGAGTGTCACCTTGCGGTTCTTGATGCGGCCGAGCCGCTCGCCGAGGATCTCGCCGACGTAGTTCACGACGTCGAACGCGCCGTCTTCAATGAACTCGGTCGGCACCTTCACCATCTTGGACGAGAACTTGAAGGCCCCCAGCGTGCGGACGCCGAACGTCGGGTCCGTGCTGCCGTCCATGTCGGCCGACTCGCCGACGATCTCGCCTTCGTTCGAGGTGTCATCCGCGTACGGCATCGGCAGCGGCGCGCCATTCTCCGTACGGATGATCGTGATTTCCTGCAGGGCCGTGCCGTAGAACAGCATGTTGCGTTCGAGCACGTTCAGGAACGATGACGGGACGGTGACGCCGCCGGCGTTGCCGGTGATGGCCGACAGCGCCCGCTTCTTCAGCCGCGGATGCATCTCGCGGATTTCGTCGGCGATCGCCCGCACGTCTTCCGTGCGGAGGAGATTGAACTCCATCACGCGGGCGCGGGGGTTGAACTGCAGCTCGCGACAGGCCTGCACCTGGTCGCGGTTCAATGAACGGCCGCCGGCACTCTGCAGCCAGCTTCGGAACGCCAGGCTGCGCTTCTTGTCGGAGGCGGCTTCGTCTTCGCCTTCGGAGTCGCACGAGCACTTGCCATTCTCATCCGGGTATTCGTCCGGATTGCACTTGCACGGCTGCTTGCCCTGGTCATCCCGGCCAATGCGGCGATCGCCGGCCGGTGCTTGCATCCGGGCGTCGATCTCCAGCGCCCTTTGAATCTTGTCGATTGCGTCGGCGTTGGCGTCGTATTCGGCGTTCAGCCGCTTCCACTCGGTTTCGTCCTCGGCCGTCCACGTGCGGCCTTCCTTGCCGATCTCGTCCGCCTTCGCCTTGATCTGCGTGTTGAGCGCTCCCGCTTTCTCGCGGAGCTGCTTCAGTCGTGCCTTCATGGGCGTTCCTTCGCCTGGAGAGAAGTCGGTTGTCTCCGACCGCAGGCCCGCCGATTGGACGCCGTGCCTTGCTTCAATCGTTTTGCGGTGGCCGTGGCGGCGACTGGGCGTCGCTCGTGCCGTATATAAGGAGGGCGGGGCGTTGCGCAACCACCCTCCGAAATGGGGCTGTCAGAGATCGCGATGGCGTTCGCGGAGGGCGACCAAGCGGGCGCGGGCCTGAGCCGCTCGCACGCGTTCTGGCGGGAGTTGCGACGACGCCGGAGCCTTCGCACGGGCCGATCGTTCTTCGCGGATTTTTTGCGCGTAATCGTTGCGCAGGCCAGCCGTCGACGACTCATAGGCGGGGAAGACGACGGGGCCCACCTCCCACAGCTTCACCTGGTGGATTTCGCGGATGTACAGCTTCTCGACTTCCCGCCAGACCACTTCCAGGATCTCGAACATAAAGCTGCTGCCGTCGACGTCGCCACGTTCGACCGAATCGCAGACATCCGCTCGGGACGCCGGCGGGTCGACCTCGTACCGCAGGCCCACGGCGTCGATCGACAGCCGGAGCGTCTGGGCGGTGTTGCGGCCGAGGACGAAGTTCGGATCGTGATTGAACAGGCTGCGGACATCGTCCTCCCGCAACGCGCGATCGAAGGCGCCGGGCATGATGCGTTCGACCATGTCGTCCCAGAGCTGGTATTCGGTGCCCGGGTCGCCCTCCCGGTAGAACACCGCGCCGTAGCCGGCGATCGTGCGGACCTTCTGTTCGTCGGCCCGGACCTGCAGCCGATCGCGGCCGCGGGTGAAGAGTGCAGTTTTCATGCGTGGTCTCCTGGCAGAAACTTCTCCGCGGCGATCCGCGGCAACTGGGATTCAATGCGGGCGGCGTCCGGACCGCCGGCGTATTCGCGGCGGTAGGCGTCGAAGAACCATTCGTCGAGCCGCCATTCCTTCAGCTCGCCGGAGGCCTGCAGGACAGCTTCGATCGGTCCGAGCGCCTCGCGGACGACGTCGCCGTGTTCGGCGTCGCAGGTCGCCAGCCAAGCCTTCGCCGCGGCCGCGTCCCGCTTCGCCAGATGCGTGCCGAGCCGCCGGCACATGCGGCGGACGGCGTCCTGCAGGAGCTGACGGTGCGCGGACCGCAACGCTCGCTGCGAATCGTCTTCCGACTCGTCGTCGGCCGGATCCACGTCGGGATCGTCGGTCGGCTTCTTCTTCGGATCGTTGTTGATGCCTCCCTGGCCGAGATTGAGCGGCTTCGGGATCTCGTCGCCACCTTCCACCGGCGGCATGTTCTCGCGAGCCCGCGCCTCGTTCGGGGCCATGAACGGAGCGCCGCCGAGGGCGGTGCGGTAGGCGGCATAGCGTTGCGTGATGTTGGCCTTCACCAGCGCCTGGCGGTTGAACTCGATCGACTTCGATTCCTCCGCCTTTTCTTCCTCCGTCAGCAGCTTCTCCTCCGCCTCGGTTTCGATGTTGCAGAGCCAGCCGTCGAGTGACTCATCCAGGAAGGATTGGTTTTCCTGTTCGAGACTGCCGTACGCCGTCCGCCCCTCGCCGCCGACTTTGTGCACCGGCAGTCCGAGCAGGTTGGCGATCGCGACCAGATCGAACTTGCGGGACTCGATCAACTGTGCCTTCGCCGGGTCGATGGCGAACGGATTGAGCGAGCCGCCCTCTTCGAGGATGGTCGGCTTGTGGGCGTTCTCCAGTCCCGCCTTCATTTTCTCCCAGTTCGCGACCAATCGAGCGTAGGCCTTGTCGCTGAGTTGCTGCGGGAAGGTCAGGACCAGCGACGGCGACACGGCATTCTTGAAGTACTTCGCACCGTATTTCACGCCGCCGATCGCGAGGCCCAGCTCGTCCGCGCCGAGGTTGACGACCGAGTAACCGGACAAGCCATCCCAGCCGAGGCCTCGGATATGAATCACGTCGCCCGGGTCCAGCTTCCGCGGTTCGCCCCCCGCTTCCAGCGTTCCGCCGAGCGTGGTTACATAGCGGAGCTGACCATTCTCTCGGACGGCAAACGTGCGGTCGGGCATCAGCAGCCGCAGTTCGAGCGGCGTGCCGTCGCCGCGACGGAGAATGTAAGCGTATCCGTTCCCCTGCAGGATCGCGTGGCCGATTAGCGTCTGCTTCAGCACAAATGCGGTCATTTCCGGATTAGACCGCCGCCGGAGTAACGCATGGGCCGGATGCTCGCGATCGATTTCCCGCGTCTTCCGGTCCCACACATTCAGCGCCAGCTTCGCGACACTCGTCGCAATCAGGTTCACGCCGCGATAAACGGCGGAGTGCTTCAGCGCCGTCTTGCGGTTCACCTTCACGCCGGCTGCGGATTTCTCGTCGCCGAATACCTCGGCCAGATCGTCCCAATCCTTGATGGAGACGGCCGGGTTTTCGAGGCTGCGGACGGCACGTGAAAAGAGTCCCATCGGTCAGCCCTCCGCGGCGTCGCCGCAACACTTCTTGACCTTCTTCCCGCTGCCGCACGGGCAGGGTTGGTTCCGTCCTGGCCGGCCGTCGATCCGCCCGCCATCCCGGCCGACGACGCGGCCGCGGCGATGCTCGCCGCCGCGGGAGCGGGGGACGGGGCCGGTTCCCTCTGCGCTCCACTGGAAGCGAGGCGGTTCCATGAGAATGATGGCCGCGCTGAGCAGGCCGAGATGGAGCGATGCGTTGTTTGCCATGTCAGGTTTCCCTTCGAGAGAACATCCAGGCGACGACGAGCAGGCAGGCGCCGCACCAGATGGCGGCGAGTGCCCAGCTCCAGCCAGCCAGGCCCGCGGCGATCAACGCCACGCCGCCGGCGGCGGCCGCATCATCGGGGTTCCGCCGGATCCACTGCTTGACGGCTTCGATTGTTTCGTCGGTCATTCGAGCATCCTCATCACGTCGTCGGACTTGCCTTTGTCGGCGTGGTACAGACACTCGCTGAAGGCCATCAGCGTGGCGACCAGGCCATCGATCTTGCCCGGGCTGGCGATCTTGTCCGGCATCCACTCATCGCGGTTATTGCGGCGGATGCAGAGGTTGCCGGCCTGCCACGCCAACAGCGGATCATCGCCGTGGCAGAGCTCCTGCCGGCGAAGCACGTGCAGAAACTTGCGGATCGGTTCGTTGTAATGCTTCGCCGCCTGGGTGAACGGAAAGACGGTCAGGCCGTGATCCTTCTCCAGCCGCTGGCCGAGCTGCAGGGCGAACGTCGGATCGTAGGCCCACGTGCGGACCGCGTACTCGCCAGAGATTTCGACTAGCTTGTCTTCGAACGCACCGAAGTCGAGTTGATCGCCGACATGGACGATCATCCGGCCTTCGGCCACCCAGCGCTCGAACTGCTCGCTCCGCAGCGATTCGGCCCGATCGCTACAGGTGAACGACCAACTCAGGATCTCGTAGAACGTGAACGGGTTGCCGTCCTCGTCCTCATCGTCGAACGGGAAGAGCAAACTGATCGACGCGAAGTCATCCGAGCGACCGATGTCGAACGCGCCGTGGCACGCTTCGCCGGCCAGGTTGGACAACGCGCCACCGCAGCCAGCCCACAGCAGGGCGCTGATCGCCTTCTCGATCGATTCCACCCGGGTGTTCGCGTGGTACCGCAAGAACTTGTTTCGGGCCGGCGCGTTCAGCTTCGCTTTATTCCACTCTTGGATCAGGCTATGCGGCTTCACGCTGACGCCGAGGCTCGGGTTTGCCTTCGCCAGCATCCGCAGGACCTGCGCTTCGCTGAGCCGCGGCGCGAACGGATCATCGCCGGCAACCTTGCCGGATCCGTCGCAGCGTTTGCAGGTCGGCCCCTTGCACTTCTTGCAGTCGACCTTCTCCGCATCGATCGTCGCCAGGAAGGCGAACACCGAATCAGAGACGATGTCGCGGCGGTCGACCGATTCGAGGACTTTGACGGCCGCGTCGTGTTGCTCCTTCCACAGCACGCTCTTGTCATCGCCGGATGTGGTGATCGTCAGAAAGAGCGGCTGCCGGCGGGCTCCCGAGCCCGTGGTCAGCTTTTCGTGATAGTCGCGGTAGAACTGCCGCCAGGCGTGCAGCTCGTCCATGATGACCACGTGCGGATTGAGTCCGTCGGTGCCGTGCCCATCCGCGCCGAGCGGCTGAATGAAACCACCGGTCGCCAATGCCGTGATCGCGGACTTCGTGATCGCCAGTCGGGAACTCAGGGCGGGCGACTTCTGGCACATCTTGATCGCTTCGTCGAAGACGATATGCGCCTGCTTCTTTTTGGTCGCAGCCACGAAGATCTCCGCCCCCTCCTCAATAGGGTTGTCGAAGAGCAGCAGCAACAGGACGAGCGTCGAGCACAAGGTGGATTTCCCGTTCTTTCGCGCGACTTCGATCAGGGCTTCACTGAATCGCCGCATCCGGTCCGACTTCCGCCGCCAGCCGAGCAACACCCAGACGATGAATTTCTGCCATGGCGCGAGGATGACCGGTTGCCCGGCCCATTCCCCTTTGCTGTGCTTGCAAACCAACTCCACGAAGGCAATCGACTCGGCCGCGATCGACTCGTCGAAATAGAGCCCGCGTTCTCCCGCCTGTTCGAGGTCCTGAAGGTGTCGGCGAACGGCGAGCTTCACCAATCGTCCGGCCACAATCGATCCGTCGATCACGCCGTTGCAGTACGCCTCCACTTCGCCCCGGTATTTCGCCTGAAATGAGTCCTCAATTGTTGCTCCTCCGTTTCAGCAGCTCGGACAGCGGATCCGCGTTGCCGGACGGGCCGCTGTCGAGATTGAGTCCGGAGCGGGCCGACGGCGTCAGGCCGAACTCGCGGCAGAATTTCAGGACCGTCGCCCACGCCTTGCCCGCGATCGCCACAAGCGGGTGTTGCACCGGATACCCCTTCTCCGTCCAGACGATCATTCCGCTTCCCCGGCCCTTCTCACCGCGTTTTTCGGCCTCGTCGGCATCAATCCGGAGCTGGTCGCTGGCGACAAGCCACGTGTCGTACGCCGCAAAGCCCAGCTGCCAGGCGATCCAGTCCGCCGCGGTCAGCAATCCTTTCTCCAGCATGATCGGCGTCAGCCGGTCCCACTCAGCCGAGGCGAGATCGTGGAGTCCCTCTGGCTTCGGCGGCGGCTCGGCCGGCTTGCCCGCCGGCGGTGAGAAATCGACCTCGGCGTCGCGATCCGCGCGATAGGTGCCGCGGGCCTTCTTGACCTCGGCCGGCGTCTTGCGTGGTCCCCGCTGGCCCATCGGTCATTTCTCCAGCGTGACAGTCACCGTGGCATCGTTGCCGGCTTCGCGAATGAACTTGAACGCCTGAATCGACGCGGTCCCGTCGATCCGGAGCGTGCCGTTCTGGGCCACCAGGTGGCCGAGCGTCGTCGTCGGGTCGACGCCGCTCCAGGTCACCATTACGCCGGCCGTCCGGGCACTGATGACGGCGCTGGCCGCCTGGGCCAACTCGTCGGAGGTGAAGCCGAAATCCGCGTGGCTGACCGCTTTGACCGCATTCGTGACGCTCGCCGATTTCGTCTGATACCCGCGGGGCGCGTTGGCGTTGTGAAAGCTCATCGTTTCCGCCGTCCTTTCTCCCGGTCATCCGTGTTGGTTTTGATCGAATGGCAACGATGGCAGAGCGGCTGGTGATTGGCCGGGTCCCAGAACCGCGGATCCTCGGCCGACTCGACCGGTTCGATGTGATCGACGTCGGTCGCCGCCCGGATCCGGCCCGCCGCTCGACATCGCCGGCAGAGCGCGTTCTCGGCCCGGCCGAGAAACGTCCGCCGGTACCGGCCCCAGCGGCTGCCGTAGCCGCGTTCCGACGAAGTCGGCCGACGATCGGGCCGTCTCGTCGACGCGGCCTGCCTGCGGCCCGCTCCTGCAGCTCTCACGGCGAGGCCTCCGG